GCACAGCCAAGTGCACCTCCCCGAAGGTAGTGAGAAATTCTCACGTCTTCGAGGGAGCACCTTAGCTCCCCAGCTGGCCGGCATTATACCGGACCAGCACCCGGTCGACGATTAAGTCGACCGAGCCCACCTGAGCTTTGTGCGAACGGCATCAGGACGTCCAGAACGGACCAAATGATCCCTGTCGACGAATGGCTCATCGCCGCGTTTAAGGAACCACTTGAGAAGGGAACCCTCGCCCGACACTCGTGAGAGTGGCGACTTGGATTTCACGACATACCCCTTAACCTGGGGAGTATGCGTGTCTGGGCTCAGTCTTGTGGTATCATAACCACAGAACGAAACCCGGCCCAAAACAGGTGAGTCGGCACCGACAACTGGGTAGTGCCCGCCCAAAAGCGGAGACATCCAGGAGTCTATCCAACGAGCAGTGCTCCAGAGACCGGCTACGTACAAGCGGTTTCGAAGAGACACTGTGGCAATCACCTCGGTCACATTCTTCCGTGAGGAAGGGAGAACCTGGCGCACGCGTGTGATAGACACATCACGCCCGTCATAGTACTCCTTTCCGCAAGACTCTCGGAACTTTCCGGTTCCGAAACTCTTGTCTTTGTTGACCTTGAGACTGAAATCCTCAAGGCTCTTGATCACGGACTGCATGCAATCTGCGGGAACGACTATGTCGTCACCGTAGACACGTACCGAGCCAGAAAACCGACTGATGTCGGATCTGGACAACTGCCGTTTGAGCGCATTCTGAATCCCCAGAAAGACGATGGTCGTAAAGACCATAGCCTCCACAGGGAAACAGGTCGCTGAACCCATGGACGCGTACTTGGCGAGGCGTATAACGCCACGACCAGGTACAACAGCCTTCCGACTCCTCGAAGCATCTACAGCACCAGAAAGGTGAGGGAAATGTTTGAAGAGGAGTCGTACATGCTGATTCGAGACACGGTCGCTAGCTTCAGAAAGATCGATCGTCGCAAGACGACCGGTTCTGGAGCCCTCTTCAGCCAGACGCTGATTAGGCGTTTGATCGAAGAAACCAACCATCCCGTTCACGACGGTGTCGTGTTCGAGTTGGGACACGAGCAATTCGCTAAGAGCCTGTTGTGCATATTGCATGCACGTAGGTTCAATCGCTATAACTCGTGGCGTCTTGAGCGTCTTCGGAACGAGTATGACCTTAACAGGTCGCTCCTCCCGAGGTTCGAGGAAGTTCACACGGTTAAGGAGGTAACTAAACCTCCAATTTGGAATAGCGTAATCCCCGAATGGGAATTGCGCCTCCAACCGGATGGGCCATTCAAGCTGGTCGAACTTAGCGTTTCCGCGAAGTCGATCAGCAGTGGCGCCCGGACCGTGCTTCGGGGTGAGAGTGGCAGAGAAGACCGCATGGTCAACTTCAGCCATAACATCACCGAAGATCTTCAGCGACATCCGGCGGAACTCCTCACGGAGCTCCTCCGAGATGGTACGATCGCCGAAGCGAACCTCCTTCTCACACTCGATGTAACCGTCTAAGGCCCTCTCCTTACGTGCATCACTGCACTCAAGAGAGATCTTCCCGAACATCAGCGTAAGCTGACGGATGGCGAAGATGGAATCCGTCGACGGATCATCGAGCAAACGGCCAGTACCCCGGTCAAACACATGGTCAAGGAAACCTCCGAGAAATCGGGGGAGACCGCCTCCAAAGGTGAAACCCTGGAAGAGGTCGTGACCCACACCACCTCGTGCGAGACCTTTTTCGAGGTCCTTTCCGAAGTTGGTGAGAGAGATTGTCAGGAATGACAATCCTTCGTGTTTGACTCGACCCGTGACTGTTTTATAGTCACGAGCGGTACTCACATGACACAGCACCCCCAGCTCTTGGGAGGTGTGGTACCAGAGCTCTGTCAGGCTTTTCACTGTTCCTCCTAATAGAGGTTACCAGGTCCTGCCTGCAGCTAATCCACGGCGGTGTAGACCACCGTCAAAAGAGTCCAAATTACAGAGATCAGAACTGCCCAGGCGGCGACCAAAATGATCGCACATGCTAGGTAGACAATGACATGTATAGGACTCCAGCGACGGTTAGTTTTCGCCTCCGAGGAGCTTGGTCACATTGGCCCCAGTGCTGATCGTGAGATAGGCGACAAGCCCATCCACGATCTGCTTGGCCTCTGCCAGAGTGTATCCCGTAACCGGAACGTCGCACACGAGGTACGCGCTCATCGAGTACTGAATGTTCTGAGCAGAGATCAGGGGATCGGCCGCCACCTTGCGGTGGGTAAGCCGAACGGTGCGCCTTGTGCGCTTACCGTAAATGTGCCCGACTTCGAGCTTGACATTCCCGTCGTCCTTGGTGAAGACACCAGTGGACAAACCGGAACTGGTCCGCGGAAGCGAAACAGTGCCGATAACGGGAATAACCACACTCTGCGGGTCAGCGAAAGCCACAGGAAAGCTCCTTCATTTGAGGTGTGTATCAGCATATCTCTGGATGAGATAGCCTAACGTGGCGCGGGGTCTAAAGACCCCAACGCTTGCCCTTGGACAACCCAAGAGCCGCAAGGATCGCGAGCTGCCTCGCTGTAAGCGAGGTATCGTCGATCCCAAACCCGTATGGATTTGCACGGACACGCTGCTTCCACTCCGACCCGAAGGTCTTGGAGACGGTACCAGCGTGCGCGCCGAAGCCGTCAATGAAACTGAACGACCCCTTGGCGATTTCCTCCACGCGCATGTGCCGCATGGCATATCCGTATTGCATAACCAAGCCATCGACCCCAAGCAAAGAGATGTTTTTAATAACATCTCCTGCATTGGTGAACCAATCGATGGCCCACGACCAGGGAGCGAGTTCCCAGACGAGCTCCGGAGTAATCCGGGTCCCGAACAGGTGATTCGCGAGCGACTCATAACGGAGGAGACGGCTATAAAAGTCGTGACCTATGGGGACATGGTACCGGAAGGCACCAGAGAACCATAGCCTCGTGCTGTCAGTGCGAGAAATCGCACCGTTAGCAGTTATGTTTTGCCCATAGCACTGGAGAGCAACGCTTGGAAACGTTGCGCTCGAGTACAATTCCGCTGGTGTATATCTCCGCCTGATCTTTCGATCAGAATCTCGAACGTACTGATCAATAAGCTGACGCGACCTCTTCACAGAGTCCGCGAAAGACTGAAGATCAGAAACGAACGGAAGCCACCCGAACTCGACGTTCAGGTACTCATCTCCTGCCTTCTTGGCATTGGAGACGAGCTCTTTATGAGAGCTTCCTGGGAGGCGGGGCAACCCGTCGCTACGCAACTCTCCTAGGAAAGTTGCAAGTGACGCGTTGGGATTGGTAGGCAGCACTGCAGCAATAGCCTTAGCTCCAAAAGCGTTCATCACTGAACCGGAGCCAGCGACCGCGGGATTTATGCCAAAGGTATAACCTATGGCTGCCGCGATCCCTGTACTGCCCTTTGTAAAAGAGGCAGAAATAGGGGCGAGCTGCGTGTGCTTAGTCCATGTCCTGTGTAAGGTCATGAACCCACCAACATCTACCGTTGAGTCGCGAGGTTGCGGCCATCGGCCGGTATGGCACTGACTAAGGATCTCTTCAGAGAAGAAATCCTGAATCGGTGCCTTCGGACCAAACGGTAGGGTGCCATTGCTCCTGTCCTGCCACGAACCAACGGTCTCATTACGAGACCGCTTGCTCGTGGTCGGTAGAAAGGAACCCAATGGCACTCCATATACGTGTGGACGGGGACACAGGGAGTCCTGTGTCAGTGTTTTACGACACGTGAGTATCGTGTGCCGGGAGGCTAAAGCCTCCCG